GTTATACTAATCGTTACTCTTAAAAGTAAACAGAGCTTGTACCTGGAGTAAACTCAGTACCAAGTCCCTGTACGATAATAACGTGATAGTAAAGGTTACTACCAAAGATGTTATCAACAACCCCGTAACGTGTAAGCAAGCCTACGCGTGGTGCGAAGTCGTTAGGTCCGATTGTACGCTGTACCATAACTGGGATGTATGGGCAGTAAATAATACCTGTGTCATAGAACTCAGGTCCCTTATATCCAAGGAGTGCGTACTCAATACCGCTTTGACCACCACCGCCAACAGTCTGACCGAAGTCGCCATTGTAGGTAGCTTCTGTGCGGGTATCACGGTAAACGTTGAAACGACCACCAATAGAACCGACTTTGCCGATACCTACTGGCTGAGTATTGACGTCACCAGCAACTGGGACCCACTGGAACTCAGGAAGCATCTCAAGGATAGCGCAAACACGTGGAGTAGCAACAATGAAGTTAGCAGCACCACGACGGTTACGAACAGCGATCCGGTTAGCCTCAACGATCAAACGCTGATAGAAGTCACGGTTACGCTCAACGAGCCAGCGACCATCTGCAGAAGCAGGTGACCAGACCGAGAAACCTGGACCATAGCCAGCACCAAGTGCAGCTTGGATCATGCGCATAAGCATCTCACGGTCGATTTCAGCTTGGATCTCATAGCTCATTGCATTAGTGATCTCAGCATCAATGTCGATACCGTTCATGTTCTTCAAGTCTTGCTCAAGTTCGACTGACCAACGAGCACCAAGGCGGCGTGTACCGGCCTCAACTGCTGTCTTTTCGAACTTAACTTCAACCTGTGGAATGTTACCAGTAATCTCAAAAGCAGAGAGAATCTGTGCAACACCTTGGTCGTTACCGTTGAAATCCCAGTAACCAGTAGCACCTGAAAGCTGGTTGTCACCAGATGCACCGGTGAAACGAGTATCAAGAAGCTGATAACCAAGTTCAGAGTTTGGAAGTCCAGCAGAACCATTGTGTGGTACGCCGTCAGCAGCTGGAACAGCTTGTGTCTTACCATCGGTACCAGTACCAAGTGTATCAGACTGGTAAGCATAACGCAAAGCGAATGCGAGACCAACTGGACCACTCATGGGCTGAACACCAACGATATCGTTAGTAATGAGCTCAGGGAATGTACGACGGATCATCGGGATGAGCACCTTTGGAAGGCGAGCATCGTTCGGGGCGTAAGTATCGCCAGATCCAATTTGCGAAGCTGGGTTGAACTGAACACCACCTTGTGCAGCACCACCAAGGGCACCGCCACCAGCGGAGTTAGACTCTTCCAAGCACCATTTCTCTTGGTTCTCCAAGAGAACAGCCGTGTTTAAACGGGTGTGAGCATCGTCGATTGCCTTAACGGAATCGGATGTATAATCAAGCACCGGTGCCCACTTTTCCAAGAGGGAATTAGCGCGATCTTTATCAATAAATGATTGTGGTTTATTCATAATTTTAAGTTAATATATTTTTGTTAATAATGGGGTAACCCCAAATGACTCAGGCACCGAATGCCTCAATGTTTATGAATCAAACTAAATTACTTCATCAAGTCCAACCCTTCAAGATAAGGGTTTGCTGGTACTGATGGTTTAGCTTTCTCCTCAACAACTGTTTTTGGAGCATCAGCTTTCACAGTGCGATTGCTGATTGCTTCCTCACGAATAACTTCAAGTTGCTCTTTTTCCTTACGGTCAAAAAGACGTGCAGTATATTCGAAATTCTCTTCGATAAATCTTGGAGACTTATCTGATAAAACTTTCTTAAGATAAGCGGACTTCTTACCACTAAACTTAGCACAACGATTTTCAAGGAATGCAGCAGACTTAGCCTGATTATAATTCTCATTAAGTGTTTCGTTAGTTTTCCTAAGTTCGGCAATTTCAGCTTTGAGCTCGTCCATTTCATTCTTACCGTCAACGATTGCTGTTTTAACTGACTCAGCCATAAGTGAAGAGTCAACTGCAAGAGTTGAACGAAGATTGTTAAGAACGGTCATAGCCGTGTTATTGCGAGTTGCTTCTTCAATTGAAGTCATTGGAACTGCTTCATCAATGTATTCTTCAATATAATTAGAAATAGACTCAACAAGTGTCTCTTTAAATGTAGAAGCACTTTCATTAAGTTCTGTTTCATATTTTTTAATAACATTACCTAGCTTAGAGGCATTGTTCTTATCTACAGCCTTGACAATCTCTTGCATTTTAACTGTGTGATCTTTATCAATTTGACTGATAAGAGTCTCAAGTTTTTCAGCATAAAGTTCGTCTTGTCCTGCCAGTGCAGCTTCAACAGAAAGCTCAACTTTCTCCTTAAGTGCAGTCTCGATTGTTCCTACTGATTCTTCAGTAAGAGCCTCTTGTAGTTCTGTTGGTAATAATTCTTTATTCATGATTAAAAGAGTGGTTTTTCTGCTGCTTGACTGATTCGTGTTTTAATCTTGTCTTGAACAGCTGACTGTAAATATTTATTAGCTGTTGCGTAGTTTTCGTCAGAAATAGCATCAATAAACTTAATTATTTTGTCTTTTGTCGATGTTTCTTTAGTTTCTTTAGACATATTGTTATTTATTCGGGTTAAA